GATAGTCAACGTAGTCGAGTTTGCAGTCACCGCTTGGGTGTACTGTACTCGAGCATCACTATCAGCAATTGATATAGTAGCCATAATTACTTATACCTTCCTGTCTTGGTCATGTTAATTCACATCACTGGCCCAATACACCATCATAAATTGGGTCCATATAAAATAGATTTCCTGTTGGCATAGAAAATCTAAAGTTACTCATGGTTTGAGCGTCAGCATTAAAGGTAACAACATCTCCCAAGACACTACCCATATTCATAACATTGCTTGCTGCTGGCCCAAATACTGCCCCCGCTTTGGCCCCTTCTGGCATCACATATGATGGTTGGTCTGTAAGAAACGGCCTCATTCCAAGCTTTTGATCTGATATCTTTTCTACAGCATTGTTTACATCCATTGCCCACCCAAGAATGCCAGACCTATCTACTGCATTAATAAGCTTTTGATCAAAATCTTCTTCTTTGTCCATGCCGTATTGCACTCTCTTAATCTCATTAATCATTGCGGCCATGCCAACAATCAAGAAAGCGCCCTGCCAAAAGGCTCCGTCTTTTTCTTGCAAACCAGCAGTTGCCATACGAACCATGGCACCCTGACCATAAGACTTAAACTGGGTCATCAACGATCCAAACTCAGTTGATGTCCACAATGCACGATCACCAGCACCAGGAGTAATGATAATACGCTCTACGTTTTGGTTTAGAGCATTCCTAAATGCAAGACGCATAGCAGAATCATTCCAAGCATCTGTGTTTGGAAGCCACTCACCATTGACTTGCTCACCATTGTCTTTAATAAGCTTTTGCATACGCATATGGGATTGCTGATCGATGCCATTCTTTAAAAGCTTTTCCTTATCAGCAGCACTAATTTTGTTCCAAGGCTTCATAATAGATTCAGTCATACGAAGCATTGTTACATTACCAGCCATCTCCTTCAGGGCTTGGTTCCAAAGGTTAAGACCGTTAAAAAAGAAGAACATGCCTGTTGCTTTATTAAGGCCACGCTCTAGCCCATAACGAGATCCAAACAGATCCCCAACATCTGACATTGCATGCGCTCTTAATCCAAGAGTGGCATCCACACCAACAGCAGCTTTGCTAAGCTCATCCTTAGACATTCTTGAAACAGTTGCTGCCTGATCGTTAAACAAGGACATAAAGCCCTTGCGATAGGCATTAGAAAATCCCTCAACCATAACAATTCTTGCTACATCAGGAACCGAACTGACCATTGCGCTGCCCATGCCAGCCAACACATTAAATGACTTCATAACCCTGACAGCTCTGCTGGATAAGGCATGAGGATCTTTTGATGCCCCATATGTACCACGAAGCCTGTCTCTTAGCCCCTTTATGTCACGGATGTCACGCTCTAGTGCCCTTGCAAGCTCTGCCCTTGCTTCTGAATTAGGAGCATCGTCCATAAGTTTTTTGTACTCAGCAGCAACATCATCAAGAACTGACTGCATATTTACATCGCCATACCTTCTGGCAATCTCAATATCCATTCCCATTGTTTTTACATGATGCCTAATGAGAGTCTCAATATCATTCTCAAGAAACTCCTCGATCATCTCATCTGGAATCTCAAGAGTTCTAGCTTGAACGCCACTTGCTCTCTTTACCCAATCCAAGCCATCTGTTGCCCCCTCAAGATCCAGATATGGCTTTTGCCTAGTAACAGTATCAAGCACATCATTAGCAAACTTCTTGGCTTCCCCAGAACCCATGCGAAGCTGTGCTTTAGCATATGACTCAATAATGGAAAGAAACCTTTCTGGATTTTCCATAATCTTATCTATGCGATATATTCTTGGCACATAAGAAGGCGCAGTATTTGGAGTAACACCTTCCATCTGAAGCTTTGCTAATTGCTTTTCTAGCCTAGTAACCTCAGCAACATTATCTGCTAATTTTGCAGCCTGAATGTCGGCCATAAGCTGCTTTTCAAACAACCTTACACTCTGAGCTTGGTCTCTAATGTAATTAAATACATCACGATAGCCACGAGCAGCTTGAGTTACATATGAGCTAGCAGAGTCATTCATTGCATCTGCATCACCACGGCGCATTGCCATACCAATACGATTTCTAAACTGAACTTCTGTAAGCTCTGTTGTTCCTCGGAACGTATCACTAAGATTCATCTTCATCATATCAAATGCACGACGAGAATCTGACTGAGGAATTGATCTCCCTCTATAGGCAAGATACGCTTCATCACTGTGTCTAACAGATTCAAGCAGCCTTGAGAGATATGTTGTTCTGAATGTAGTCTCTACTGACTGATCCATGGCTTCTTGCTGACCACGAACCTTTTTCTGCATCATGCCGCCAACATCAACCATGCCCACAGCCAAACCACGAACATATGGGTTAGGGCTTTGCAGCATACGAAGCACAGGATTCCAGCCTAGCTTTTCAATTCCTATTCCTGTAGCTTCAAGCCCCTCCTGCTCCATCTGAGCATAGGCAGCTTGCCTTGCCTTTTCAGGGCTAACTCCTGCCCCAGCAGAGCGATAAACAGAACCCTGAGGAGTCAAGGCTGTAGAAGCAGATAGGTTTCTACCACCAAACTTGTAAGCCAAACCACCGCCAACAAGGCTGAGCATTGTAAGTGCAACTGCACTATGGCTAGCATCTCTTTGCGTGTTCTGACTATCAAGAAGCATCTGCTCTGGAGCCATAAGTGCATATGTATATGCTGTACCCCCAACAAACCTTCTTGTTCTGTTTGCAACATTTAGAAGCTTAATAGGAGCAAGAGGAGCAAGACTGGTAGGGCTTAAAAGACCGGCAGCTACTTGAGCACCACCAGAGTATGTGCTTGAGAGAAGAAGTGCGTCTTGTGCATCTTCTTCCATTTCTTCAACCATGCCCATAGATTCTGCATGGCTTCCCGAAAAACGAAACCTCCAAAGGCCATCTGTACCACCAACTCTTTTTGCAAGCTTCTTGTCTTGAGAAGAGTCATATCCTGGGGTCGTCTGATAGTTCTCTGCCGTAAGCATAGAAGTCAAAGCAGGAAGAAAATTTCCTTGCTTAAAGGCAGTACCCCAAACATTAGAAAAAGACTCATCAAAGACAAAGTAGTCGTAAGCTTCAGGATCACTTAATTGAGATGGTATTTGTTCGCCATACTGTTTGTCTGGACCAAAAGCATTACTATAAGTCGTTGTGACTTCTTCTTGTGATGGCAAGGCTGTGTTGGCCTTTGTCTCAGGCATATCAGACCTTATTGCAACAGGATCAACCAACCCCACAGACCTGTCTGTTATCTCTTCAATTATAGGTAACTTTATATCCTCAGCAGCGGAAGTTGCTGGAGCAGGCTGTCGTTCAGTAATCAAGCCCTCAACAGTAGAATCATCAACTGCCACCTCTGGCTGTTGACGCTCAGTCATAAGGCCAGGAATAACAGAATCATCTGCAATAGGCTCTGGTGACTGCTGACGCTCAGTAAGTATGCCCTCAACAGGTGTATCGTCCATCTGTACAGGCTGTGGGGGCTGACGATCTATTATTTTTTTATCTAGTCTGGACTCATCAATTTGGCTTTGCACAAGATCAACAAGCTCTAGGTTTGACAAGTCTCTTGTCTTTTCTGTTTCGGTAAACAGGCGGTCAAAGCTGTCTACTTGGGCAGAATCTATACTAAATTTTTTTTTTGATTCCTGCTCTTCAGGACTGAAAGACGCTAGATAATAATCCGCTTCAAGGTTTCGCCTTGATGGATATTTATCTCCAAAAGCTCTTAGGTTAGCCAGCCCAGAATCCCAGTCACCTGTAGTTACCTGACGCCAAAAGTTAGGTGTTTCGCTTTCCAGATTACCATACTGAAATGCTACTGATGCAATAACAGTAGCTTCATTCTTTGGAAGGGAATCAAAAGACTGTCCAGTAGCGGATTGCCACTTTGTCTTAAGCCTATCTACAGATTCTTTCTTTGAAAGCTCATCAATAGAATTAGCTTCTGCATCAGTTACTTTAAGATTCTTAGCAATCTCATCTGCGCTTGCCCCCTTAATGCCAAGATAAGGGGTAAGCTTATCGATCAGAGCCTTTGGAAGCCCCTTAAGGTCTGCAAGATTTCTTGCTCCAAGATCAAAGCCGGTAGCAATGGTAACACCAGATTTAGAGCCTTCTGCATCAGGCACATATCCTGTTAGCTTGCTTCCGCCCTCTCTTGCGCTAATAAAGTCCCAATCAATATTGCTCATTACCGCCACCCCAAACTTGTTATGCGATCCAACATATAGAAGAACTCATCCTTTTCTTCACCAGTTAAAAGCTCATCGCCAATGTCTGAACGAAACGTGCTGTTAAATATATTCATAAGGCCAGAGAAACTTCTGTCACTTCTTGTTCTCTCAAGAGAATCAAAGCCAGATTGCAGTAAGCTTTGATCCATTAATCCATAAGAGGACCAAAAGTTCTTCATCTTGTCAGACTTAAGAGTGTCAACAGACTGCAAGAAAGATTGATATCCCTTGCTGCGCTTAAAGTCATAGCTGTAATCATTAAGAAGAGGGATTGCTTGACCATATGAGGTTCTTAAAACAACCCTATATGTCTGCCTGCCGCCATAAACCTCATTAGGAATGTAGTGCAGCGCAGTATCCATAAACTTATCAGGGAAGCCCAAGTCACTTACTCTTGGGGCTTCATCAACCCTCATGAGCTGTTCTAAAATTTTTGGATCAATCAGACCAGAGTTGCTTGTAAACAAATCTTTAATATCTTGATTGATGTCATTCATGCCTAAAGTAACGCCAGCATTGCCGGTAGTAGATTGCGCCCTTGGCAATATGGGGTTTGTTATAAACTCCAACTCACCTGTGTAGGCATTTTGCTGCGCCCCTACCCTTTTACCCATTTCTCGAATAGTATCACGCATTGCCTTTGCAGGATCATACATTGGATATTTAAGCATCTTTCCAAGAAACAGGCTTTTCATTCCCTGCTTTATGTAAGGGTCACTTAAAATCATACTCTTTACATTTGTAACACCTGCATTTGATGCAATCTGATTAAGCATCTGATTGTCTTCGTCAGTGATATATGGCTGCATAATGTCCAGAATGCTTCTTCCGACCAGTGATTCAGTATAGGCATCCATAAAGATGCTTTCTAAAGCTTGGTCCTCAGAAACTTCTGAGTACTTTGAGTTTGCAACAAGAGCAGATGCGTTTCTGTTTAGGCTTTTGTCAGCAGCAAAAGCATCAACTGCAAGCTCGACGCCAATACTGTCTGCAATTCTAAGGAAGGCTACTGTCTCTTCATTAAGGCTGTTATAAAAAATACCTTCTGCTTGCTCTTGGTCTATATCTCTTGCTTTACGAATTGCTGAAATAGTCTGGCCCATAAGCTGTAGGGATCTGTTTGCGTTCTCGACATTATTTGGAGCATTTTCCAAAAGGAATGTTGCCCCAGGATGAAGAAGTCCCTTTGTCTGAACAGCAAAACCAGCAACAACATTCACACTTGCAAAAAAGATATCTTCATCTTCTGACAGCAAGTCCATAGGAATCATTTCGCCTGTTTGATTGTTGCGAATTTTATCGAAGTTCATTACTTCAGAAAAAGCTGCAAGCTCAGATGCTGTTGGCATTATAGTATTTGATATCTTGCTTTCAGCAACGCCAGCCAAGCGAGTAAGATCAACACGCTTTTGATGATGGCCAGCATAAGTATTAACGTCTGTAATAAATGCTTCTCTGTCTGCCCAGTACCCGCCCTTACCAATAATATTTTTTGACTCTAATCCAGACATATACATTTCGTTACGATAATAGGCTGGAGTTTTTGAAAATGAGCTAAGATTAGGATTTAGCTCCATAGAGATCATGGAGCCTTGTTTTTCTATATCATCTCCCTGATACAGAACCAAAGCTTCATCATATTTGGTTCCGGCTTCAAGAAGAAGCTTGTCACCCTCCAAGCCAAGCAACCCCATACCGTGAAGAAGCTTGATTTCACGCATGGCATCCATTGCCATAGCAGGAGTTGTTTGAGTCGGATTATCAAGAACTGCTAAATGATTTTGGTATTGTGCTTTGTAGCCACTTGCGATCTTACTGG